AAGCCGAGTTTTTAATAAGCATATATACGATAAATTGACCGACTATGATACCTTTACCGAGGTTCACTATGGAGGAGCTTCCAGTGGTAAAAGTCATGGAGTGATCCAGAAAGTCGTATTCAAAGCGTGTCAAGACTGGAAGTATCCACGAAAGGTTCTTTTTCTTCGCAAGGTTGGGGCGACGGTGTACGACTCGATCTTTGAAGACGTGAAGCAATGTCTCGAGAAATGGAAGTTGTTTGATAAGTGCAAAGTCAATAATTCGGCATATCGGATCGAGCTCCCAAACGGGGCTCAATTTATTTTTAAAGGGTTAGACAACCCGGAAAAAATCAAGTCCATCAAGGGTATTTCTGACGTAGTGATGGAAGAGGCTTCGGAATTTACGCTTGACGATTATACACAATTGACGCTACGCCTTCGGGATAAGAAACACAAGAAGAGACAAATCTTTTTGATGTTTAACCCGGTATCAAAAGTCAATTGGGTATATAGTGCTTTTTTTGTTAAAACTCCAAAAAATACAGTCGTCTATCAGACAACATACAAGGATAATCGCTTTCTTGATGAGGTCGCAAAAGAAAATATCGAGGAGTTAGCAAGCCGGAACGAGGCTTATTACAAGATCTACGCGTTGGGTGAATTCGCGACGCTTGATAAGCTCGTTTTCCCAAAGTACGAGAAGCGTCTTCTTAACCCGTCCGAGTGGGACCACTTGCCGGCCTATTTTGGTTTGGACTATGGATTTATCAACGACCCGAGCGCGTTCGTACACGTCCGAATAGACGATCAGAATCGCAAGCTATACGTCGTTGAGGAATACGTCAGAAAAGGGCTTACGAATGACAAGATCGCGGAAGCTATAAAGTCTCTCGGTTATGCGAAAGAACCGATTCGAGCCGATTCAGCGGAAAAGAAATCGAATCAAGAGCTCCGGAATTCGGGAATCCCTCGAGTCATCGACGTACAGAAAGGACCGGGGTCAGTTATGCAAGGCATACAATACTTACTTCAATATGATTGGATAGTAGACGAAAGGTGCGTTAAGTTGATTGAAGAACTTGAAAATTACACTTGGAAAAAAGACAAAAGAACAAATGAGTACATAAACGAACCCGTCGATTCATACAACCATTGTATCGACGCGATTCGGTACGCGTTACAAGATCGTATCTTGCAAAGTAAGTCAGTACAAGAACGAATGAAGAACGCGTCATATTACTTTGGGAGGTAAAATTGGTTACTAATTTTTTAAAAGGGACACGTTTCGCCGATCATGCGAACGATCATTTTTTTATGATGACCGAAGACTTCGCAATCATCGATTATGCGTCTAGCGTATGGATCGAGCAATTGAAGCGATACGTCAACCGGCACAAGAAAGAGCAATTACCACGCTTACAAGAGCTCAAGCGTTATTACAAGGGCGATAATAATATCAAGTATCGACCAGACAAGGAAGACTCGACAGCAGCAGACAACCGTATCTCGAGCGATTTTGCAAAGTATATCACTATGTTTGAACAAGGTTATATGCTGGGGAATCCGGTCGAATATAAGAATGAAGACGACGTGGTGCTCGAGAATATCAAGGTATTCTCCGCAAAGAACAATGAAAAGAAACACAACTCGTCAATTAAGAAGGATCTTTGCGTCTATGGTCGAGCCTATGAGCTTTTAACTGTTACGGAGCGCGATCGTGTCGCTTGGGTGAAGCTGTACAAGTTGAGCCCTGAGCAAACATTCGTTATTTACGATGACACTTATGAACAAAATTCTCTTATGGCGGTCAACTATTACGATGTTGACTATGGAGACGCAAAACGAAAGACAATCATCAAAGTATATACAGCCGATCGAATCTATACTTATGAGTGGAGCTCGCAGAAGAGCGACGGGATGAAGCTCAAAGACGAGAAAGAACACTTCTTCCACGGTGTACCAGTTAATGAGTACAGCAACAATGAAGAGCGCCTCGGATCATATGAGTCAGTATTGGATAATATCGACGCATACGACTTGTCACAGTCAGAACTCGCAAACTTCCAACAAAACAGCAACGACGCGATTTTGTTGATTAAAGGCAACCCTTACACGGGAGCAGATGAGAAGGACTTTTTCGATGACGGTCGAATCAATCCAAACGGTCGTCTTGGGGTATCCATGGCATACAAGCGAGCTCAAGTGCTTATTTTGGACGATAACCCGAATCTGGGTGGATCAGCACCAGACGCAAGCTATCTTGTTAAGCAGTATGATAGCGCCGGAGCGGAAGCGTACAAGGAACGGCTAGTGAATGATATCTTGCGGTTTACGTTCACGCCGGACACAACCGATAACAATTTCGGAGGCGTTCAGTCGGGCGAGTCTATGAAATATAAGTTGATGGCTGCTGACAACTATCGCGAGCAACAGCAAGATCTCTTTGAGGCTGGACTTATGCGACGTTTGCGCCTTGCTATCAATATTTGGAAAATCCAAGGGAACGAAAGCACAGCTTACGAACTTATCAATGAGACGTTGATTGTATTCCGTCCGAATATTCCACAAAATGAAAAAGAGATTGTCGAAATGGTCCGCACGTTGTACGGAATCGTGAGTGAACAAACGATCTTCGAGATTTTGAATCAAGTAACTGGAATCGACGCGGAAGTCGAGCTCGAGCGTTTGAAGGATGAAACCAAAGAACAACTCGAAGTCTTGCCTAGGTTCGGAAAATATGAAGAAAACGGAGAGGTGACAGATGACAAACAAATTGAAGAATCTGAAAATCCTCGAGGATCATGATCGATACTGGACAGACCGAGCCCGTGAGATTTTCGAATACGTCGATCGGAAAGATATCAATTTCTTTGCTGAAATGGAAAAAATCTATCGTGAGCAATCCGTGAGCCTTCAAAAGTCGGTATTTGACTTTTATACACGCTTCGCGGAAGATCACGAAATCAGCTATCAAGACGCAATGAATCGTCTCCGCGGTGAGGACTTGAGCGATTATGCAGAAAACGCCCGACGTTATCGCGAGCAAGCAGAGAAAGATCCGGAGCTCTTGCGACGGTTGAATGAACAATACGCGTCAGCTCGGGCAATACGTCTCCAAGTGCTCAATTCAGAGGCCGTCTATCGCGCCGGTGTACTAGCGGGTGCATTACATAAGAGCTTTGAAAAATATCTCTATGACGTGGCAGAATACGCTTATCGTAAATCAGTCGGTGGCCGTGCGGGCGCAATCAACCGTCCAGCGTTTGAAGAAGTTATCAAGACACCATTCAACGGCCGGAACTATTCTGAGCAACTTTGGGGAAATACGGACACACTAGCGGATAGCTTGAAGAAGGTTTTCCGCCAAGGTTTTATTCGTGGAGATAGTCCTCATGAAATGGCGCGAGAAATTCGAAAAGAATTCAACGTGGCACGTTCGCGAGCTGAAACATTGATTCGGACGGACGCGACAGCCGTCGTCAATCGTGCGACGATCAAACGATACAAGCGTGAAGGTTTGAAATATTATCGGATTTTGGTCGTTCTGGATAATCGGACGACTCAAATTTGCCGACGAATTGCACAAGAGGACAAATTATATAAACTAGAGGACGCGCAAGTCGGGGTTAATATGCCCCCGTTTCATTATAATTGCCGGTCAACGATTATGCCGGACGAAGAAGAGTTGAATGGTGAAGGAGTAGAAGAAAGACCTGAAGACACTAGCGATAAAACAAAAGCGCTTTTTAGAAATAAAGATTCGAATAAGCGACGTCCGATAAATATAGCAAGACAAAATCGTTTGACTAGAGATTTTAGACAAAACGGAGGTGTAATCTTCCAAAGTCCAGTGGGTGACCAATATCTGAAGAAAATCGGCGCGGCTGCTGTAAATTACAACGAGAAAACTATTATATTGCAAACCAAACCGACAATTTCAGAAGTGTTGGAAGAATTATATCATGCGGAACAGTATAGAAACGGGAAAATTGATCCAAACGATAATATTAGTAAAATAAAAGCTGAAATAGACGCGCAAAACTATTTACTTTCGGTAGAAAAGAGGTATAATATACCTAGAAACGAAAGCGAACAAACAAAGAAGAATCTGAAGTATTGGAAGGAGAAACTGAAAAAATATGAAGATTAAACATATTTTACAATTACCATTCGGGACGTCTGTTAATTTAGATAAAAATGTCCCCGAATCCGGAGTGGTCGGCAAGTCTTTGACCGTTGATTTTGAAAATTACTATAAAGTCTTAGGAACTCCAACAAACATTTTTTCAGAAGTCTTAATTTCAAAAGCGGAAACTTTGAGGGAAGGTCAAAAAGTTTACTTTATATAAAAAGCACTTAGATAATAATCTAGGCGCTTTTTTTATGCTTTGGAAGGAGTCAGAAAATGAAATACAGAAAGAAACCCGTTGTAATTGAGGCGGTTCAGTTCGTAGATACTGAAGAATCAATTTTAAAATTGTCAGAATTAGGATTAGATCCAGTCCGAATTGATTATGCTGATTTGGATAATCCAATTTTAAAAATAGAAACACTTGAAGGAATGATGATTGCGACTGAAGGTGATTACATTATCAAGGGTGTGCAAGGCGAGTTTTATCCATGCAAGCCTGATATTT